AATTCAAAAGCCGCTCCCGTAGCCATAAAGAAAGCCATAAAAACAGGCAAAAAAAGAGCCCCGAACAGTGATGACTGCTCGGGGCTTTTGGTTCTCAATCCCACTCGGGAATTTTACAGCATCGCGCTTCTCAGCTTCAAGAGCTTCTGGCATCTCTTCGCGTAGGGCTCGCAGTCCTCGAGCCACTGGTCGACGATATCTTTGCGCCAGCGCATGAACCCGTCCGCCTGCCGCCAACCGGGCGGCAGTTTCTGCTGCACTACCCACCTTTCAACCGTTCGCGTCGACCTCTTGAGGTACTGCGCTAGTTCGACTTTGGTCATCCAGATCATCTCTCTCCTCCTCTCTGTTCCAAGTAGTCATATCGTTCCTCTGGTTCGGGCAGTACGCCCGACTTCATAGCTTTCTCAAGCGAGTCGTCCTCGAGCTCCCAGCCGCGAACCGTCTCGTAGTGACGCCCGAGAATGAATCGCTCGTGCGCTTCACGCAAGCCAGGTGTCTCGTCCAACGTCTCATGCGTGTTGTGCTTGAGCACGTTGATGAGCGCTTGACGTTCATGCTCGTAGGCGTACTCCATGAGCTCCTGCGCGACGATGAGGCCGTGCTTGACCGGCTCAAGGTTGGCTGGCGGAATCTCCTTGCCGTGGTTGCGCAGTCGAGCGCAGACGACGGTCATGAAGGCGGCGTGTTGGATGTCTTCGAGCAGATCCTGCTCGGCAACGCCTAGGCACTTGTGACAGAGCGCGCCGAGCATGAGCGTGCTGCTGATCTGGTTGAAGTCCGAGTAATCGGTCGTCGTCGGCCAACGCTCGAGCGCGAAAAAGCTGAGCGTGAATGCTTCAAGCAAAGAGTCCTTTTCTTGGAAACCTAGCAGCCAACCAAGCTGTTCACAGCGTCGTCGTTGGCGGGTTTTCTGGTGCTCGAGACTTGCGATTGTCCTGCGCGCGTCGTCCGCGTCTTTGAACTTTCCTTGCACAAACTTCTTTCGGACGGCGAGGTCTCGTGCTCGCTGTCCTTTTTTGCGGGGTTTTTTGCTTACTGGCATGTGTGATCAGATAAAAAAGCCCCCGGAGCCGAAGCGCCGAGGGCGTATTGTTTCTAATTTCGAGTTCGTTTGGATTATGTTGACGGGGACAGGTGGTATTGGTTATTGGCGGAACTGTTCTGCTTGACCCGTGCGATTGCGAGTGCACACCCTTTCATCTGTAGCTTCATGGCCTGCATCATGTTGCGTTCGAAGCATACGAATTCAACGGCGCGAGCCGACGTTTCCTCTCCGTCCAATAGACAATCTGCGAGATATTCAATGATCTCTTCATCTGTCATACCCTCCACAGGATTGAAGGGCTTGATCTTGAGTTTTTCCATGGTTGTGTCCTCACAGTTCTACATCCATTCGAGCCAAATCCTGAGCTAGTTTGATGTCCTTGGCTTGGGTGCTTTTATCTCCGCCAGCTAGTAGCAAAAGAATCTGTCGTCCCTTAATCGTAAAGTAGATTCGATATCCAGGGCCAACATTTACTCTTGCTTCAGAGATGTTCCCTATCTTCTTGCAGTCTCCAAAATGGCCGGATGCCATGCGCGTTAATCGTGTACGAATAGCACTTTTTGCAACGTGATCCTTTAGATTGTTGAACCATTTGTTGAACTGCTCTGTTCTGTACAAGTCAGGGCGCTTGATGTTCATTTTGCTTCCTTGATGAGGAGCTTTGTTGTGACCAGTATAAAACGTTACGGGTTGCCTGTTCGCCCAGATTATGGGTATATCTCTTCGTAAAGGTTAACCAAGCCCCTGGAGCATTGCACAGCACGGGGGCTTTCCTATTTTACGACGTTGCCTTCATCGCGCTGCCTCCCAGTCGCGCAGTGCGTGCGTGAGCATGTATGCGGAGAGCTTCACGCGGTCAAGGGCGGCAGGGTTTGCGCTCTGCCTCGCGGCGGAGAGCACTGCCGCGTACTTCTTTACTGCGTCTGCGATGCTGGCCGTGTCCTTGTTGTCGATGAGTCGCTTTGCGAGGCCGAGGAGGTTGGCGACCGATTGATCGCGATAAGACCATCTGAGCTCGCGACGGATGTCCTGGACGACGATTTCTGTTTCTGTCATCCCTCGTCCTCCTCCTTTGCGTGCCACCACGACGGCACGTCGAGGTAAGCCCATGCAACGTCGTCATAGCCGGCAACCTTGTGCGCGACGCGCTTGGCGACGGTGTTGCCCCTGACGGTTTTGGCTTCGTAGAAGTGGTCGTCGCCTAGGCCGAAGTAGGCGTGCGGTATGAAGACGGGTTTGCCGTTCTTCAGGGCCATGATGAGCAGTTCTTGGCAGGGGCGCGGGTGCGTCGCTTCATCATTTTCATCGTACCGTTGCCAGTCGATATTTCCGGTCATTCCTCGTCCTCCTTCTGTTTGACGAAGTACTCAGTCGGGAAGAGCGTTGGCTCAATCTTTCCCTTGACCGGGACGTGGAGGATGTAGAAGTCACCCAGCGTACCTTTTGCGTCTACTGGGTACAGGAACAACTCTCCGTCACACTCCGACTCGGCCTTGTGCATATCTTCCAGCGTCGCCCCGATCTGGCATGCAACCCGCTTGCGTATTTCCTTTTTCATCTTGACAGGCATTTCTCGTACCCCTCCATTTCTTCTACAAGTCGACGATCAAATTCAGCCACTCGAGCTAAAAAGTCCCCAGAGATCCACTCGCTTTTTTGATCATCAGGCCAACACTTGATGAGCGATTTGTACTTCGTTGCATGAAATCCACGGCAAAATGCGTACATGGGCTCTCCGCTTGGTCTTCTGAAATTCTCACCGTCGAAGTGGCCACGCAAGCGTGCGATTTCTTTCCCTGATTCATTTTCCTGAATCGAAAACATCAGGTCGACGTTTTTAGGGATGTTCCAAGACTTCGTTGGGTTCCATTCGTTCGGACGAAACTCCGGGTTTTCCTTGACGTCTTCGGGGGTGAGATCGACAGAAAAGCGATTGCCGAATTTGACGGTCCTCGCTTCGCCAGTCCAAACTCTATTGAGTTCTTCCGACAGGCTCGGACCGTTGTACGTAGTGAGCATTGAGAGAATCTCATTAAGACGAAAGTCTTTCAGTTCAAAACGATTCGTTTTCATTCCTCCTCCTCTTTCTCCTTTTCCAACTGGATGCGAATCGAGCGATAGTCCTTCAGCGTCCCGACGCAGTAAGACAACTTGCGGATAGCGTCGTCGACTTCCTCCATGGTCGGAGGGGTTCGACCCTTCCAACCCTTTCGACACGACGTGGCGCATACCTCGATGGCTTCCAACGCGAAGAGCGCACGGCGTCGATGCGCTTTTTCGGGCTTCATTCCTCGTCCTCCCACAGGGCGTATCTAGCGGTCACATCCTTATGCCCAAAGGCGTTTAGCCGGCCGTCCCAAAAAATCGGCAGCCGGTGGAACGAGCCGAACGGGATGAAGTCATGCCCGTCGAAAACCGCAAACCCCTGAAAAAGCGTCTTGCCGTAGTACGGTTCCGGTGTGCCAGTGTTTTGATCCTTTTCTTTGACTTCGAGCCTGAGCGGCAAGCCGCGCGGCGGCGTCGTGTCCGGGAAGTATTTCCATTGCGTCATGCTTCGTCATCCTCATCCCACGGGCGGAAGCGTTTTACAGGAAACGCAAACTCATAGTTTTCAAACGACTCTCCACTTGGGTATCGCCATTTTCCGTTTTCAAAAACAAGACATGTTTTCATTTGGTTGCATTCAACCCGCATCAAGACTCCCTCCGGCGGCTCGACTTCTGGGAAAGCGTTCCATCCGTGCGGGTTGTACCTGTGAATCTCTTTGACTTCGTCATCAAAGAAGGCCAGATTGAACCGATGCAGGTCGAATCCTGGGCTTTCTAGCTTTTCACCGAACTCGACGAAGATCATGCCGTCGTCATGATTTGCGTGTTGGAGTCTCTTCGAGAAGTCTCCATCACTAAGTGCATCCAGTTGCACTTGAAGGTTCTTATCTTTGAGGCGGAACGTCATTCTTCATCTCTCCATTTCTTCAGCAGTTCTTCTTCCTCGATCCGATCGAGCTGCCGGTCGACCTTCAGCACTTGGCACTTGCCGATCTCTTCGGCAAGCTCAGGGAAGAGGAGCTCGAGTTGCTCGATCATGATCAGCGTGTCGGCGAACTCTTCGGCCATCTGCTTGAAGTGGAGTTTTGTCGGGCGTTGAGAGTAGCGCATGACGGCAGACGTGGCTTCGGAGAGCTCTTCAGCCGTTTTGCTCAGCTGGCTCATGGGGCCGTAGTATTCGGCGATGCTGCGGAGTTTGCTAGCGTAGGTTGTCCGTTTCACTTGATCTCCTTTGCTTTCTCATGCTCGGCCAGGTCACTGGCTGACATCAGCTTGTAGGTGGTGATGTAGCGTCGAAGATCGAGGTGGGCGCCGAACTTCTCGTCAAGCCAGTTCTCGCCGTCCCACTTCACGATCAGTGTGAAGACGTCAGAGGGATTGTCGCGGGGCACGAAGCGCATGGCGTACATGCCGACGTTCTTCGGGATGATGAGCGGCCATTCGTAGGGATATGGGTCAATCATTTTTTACCTCTGTTTTCAGTAGAAAAACTCGGATGGTGTTGTCTGGCTGTTTCATGCACTTGCATTGAAAGCCGGTGAAGACAGGGCTTGCCAGATGCGGGTCAAGGATGTTGGAAGCACCATGGAACGCTCTATGGATTGCATTTGCTACGCTCGTGGCAGCCATGTCCTCGCAGTCGAAGATGAAGGTGTTGGAGAAGGGCTGCATGTCGCGTAGCTTCTTCAGAACGCGAGGCCATACGCTGAAGTCTCGAGGTCGACGCTTGATTGGACTTTCCTTGGCCGGTCGTTCGACCTTACGCTCGATGTGTGGCTCTTCAATGGCTTGTTTGTCCTCGATGCTCGTGAGGATGTCGTCATGGGCACACTCGAGACTTGAGACGGATCCAGCATCAAGACCGTATGCTGGGAGTCTTACGTACACTTCCAAGCCCGTCAGCGGATAGGTCGCTTTGATGAGCAGCCCCTTTTCGTCGATCGTTGGAGGGCATTTGGTCAGCTCGCTGACGATTTCCAAGAGCGCGATGCTGACGTAGCACGTCCTCTCTTCTGAGAGCTTTCCGATCATTCGTCCCATAGCTATCTCCTTTTCTTGGGGTTGGACAATTTGGCTGCAGAGTTGCAGGCCTCATCGTGAATCTTTTTCCGTAGTTCTCTGATGTCATCGAGCAGTAGCTGAACGGTGTACTGGAGACCTTCTGCCAAGCGTTCGCTTTCCTGAGCAGCGATGCTCATCTTTGAGAGGCTCCTTGGCTTGCCTTCTTGCCGGATGCTATAGATCTCAGAGAACTTCCTGATGAGGGCGTCTGCCTGGGCATTGATGGAGCAGGCGCGATCAGACAGGCGATCTGCGTGGATGCAGGGCGTTGAAGCCTTCGGTTTGATGGGACGCCATTCGGCGTAAAGCGGTGTCATCACGCTGCCCCCAAGATCACGTCATAGATGTAGACGGCGGAGCCGGCCAGGGCGCCGAGGAAGCTGCCAATGGCGACACCTGCCGCTGCGAGGAATACGACGAGCCCGACGAATCCAACGAGGAATTCGCAGAAGAGTAGAAAGTCTTTGAGCATGTTCTGGCTACAGATGGTTGGTTGATCTAGGTAAGCGCTCTTCCTGAGGGCTGACAATGCTCGGACGGAACCGGAACGAGCGAAGGGAGGAAGAGCGCTTGCCAAGATGCCCTCAATGAGGGCCGGAGGTCAGCAGATGTACTCGATGAGCTGTGGATGGTCTTTCGCGATTCTGAGGAAGACCATCTTTCGAATGTCGTCTTCAGTTGTGCTGGCCGGAACGGAGAAGCTCATGGGCATGAGGACTGCGCTGATCTCTCGACCGCTCCAGAGGTTGAAGGCCGTCATGCCGTAGCGCACGATTATGTGCGTCTTGAGGGTCTCGTTCGGAAAGTCCTCCATTGACCAACTCAGGCGATAGCCGACGCGACCGACCTCATGGATTTGCTCCCGGTAGACGATCATTCCGTCACGCATGCGGATCTCCTTTCAGGACAGATGAGGTCGATGTACTGCGGGTATTCATCGCAGATGATGCGGATGATCTTTTCAAGCGCTTCTCGACCGCTGATGTCGCATGCGACGTGAATCTTTCGTAGGGGTATCAGCTGCTCGATGTCCTCCAACGTCCTGAGGTCGAAAGAGTGAAGGTCGAAGATGAGGCGACAGAGCCGTCCCTCTCGTTCTCCGAGCCAGGTGAGGTTGTAGCCGACACCGTTGACCGTGCGGATTCGACGACCTTGGGTAATGGGGTGTGACATTGAGTCCTCCAGTAGGGTCAGATGGCGCCGAGCATGAGGAGCGTCAATGCCGCGGTCGCTGGAATGGCTGCGAGTAAGGCGAATCCAAATCGAAGCTCGCGACGGTCTTCTTCCTCGGAGCAGAGCGGTCCGCGGTAGTCCTGGTCCGGGGCGCCGAAGACGAAGCGGGAAAATGCCGGCGGAAGGTGGGCGACCATGCGAAGAAGCGTTGTCATTTGGAGCTCCTTTCAGGGGAGGTGAGAATGGGGGTGTAGACGTCGGGGTCAAACCAGTTTTCACGTA